AGCTTTTGACAGGTGGACAGATATTCCAAATAAATTACCACAACCTGCCGATATAGTAATTCTTTGCAGACCACAACAAGAAATCTACAAAGCATTACCAGCTCCAGTTGATGTAGAAAGCAATCAAAAACACGCTGATGAATTAGCTATTTTTATACATGAACGCCTTAAACCTAAAACTGATTTCCATGCTTGGGCTAAACGTATTATGGCTAACCCTAAAAACTTTCCTGAAAAGAGCGTTCAATATGCGAAAGAAGCGTTAGGCATAGCATGAGAATATTAATTATTGAATCTTGCGAAAAAGTGCTTAAAGAAAAAGTAAACTCGTCTATCGTTCATGTGCGGAACTCAATACTGCTTAGAGATTCTTTAGGCATTGATTTAGTCAGCCATGTATCTGAAATTGATGAAGCAATGAAACATCAATACGATGCAATTATCTGCGCCTACGCATCACCATACATGAAATATGATAGTTATCTTACGCTTCTTGATAATAATCCTAATGCCAAACTGTACTGGCTAGTGAATGACCATGATGTTGAAGATAATATTTTGCTAAGAAAATGGATATTAAAATACAACAAACCATTCCACATGATTTGCAATAATCCTCGTGAGGGTTATCGTGGTTGGATATTAAGAAAAATACTCAATGAAAAGACATTAAACGATTGGATTGATGAATGGCATACCGTCAATCTGAATGTATTGATATTCAATGAAGAAGAATTTAAGAAGCCGATTAGAAATAAAAAAGATATTATTTACTACGGTACATTCAGAAAGCATCGGATTGATGACCTGCTTAAATACAATAACATTAACTATCATCTAAGTTCCTCAAAAAAGAATCACGACAAGTTTTCCGAAGCTGGTGTTACCGCTAGATTCATCGATAGGCTTCAATGGGAAGATTTAGAAGAAGATTTATTTGGCTTTGATGGTGTTTACCTCAAGGACTATAAATATTCGCTCTATGTCGAAGATAAGCATACGCATGACAACTACGCATTTATGGCTAACCGATTCTATGAGTGCGTAATGAGCAACACCATATTATTTTACGATTCCAACTGCCAACAAACGATTAAGAAAAGCGGTTATAACATTTCACCATTCCAAATAGTGAATGATGGCGTTGAACTAAAGCATAAGCTCAATCTAATTGACAGCGACAGCGATATGTACAAAACCATATTGGAAATTCAGCAGTCTAACGTAAAGATTATTAAAAAAGAACGTAAGAACCTATTGGCAACCTTCAAAGAGATATTGTCATGAAATGGACTAAATTAGACAACTACTGCTTGAAGTCAGGTGAATATTACATAGCCAAATATTATCTATTCGATGGTGCTATTTTATATGGACTAAGTAAAAACAACACGAACTGGGGATATTACGATTCTGCCGATGAAGCAAAAGAAAAAGCAAAGGAGTTAGAAAATGAAAGTAAACCTAGAGTTTGATGATGAAGATTCAACCTATGTGTTAATGGATTTAATGGTTTTAGCACATCTAAAAAATACCAAAGAATTTTTGGATAGCCAAGAAGAACTAGGAAATAATGAAAGCATTGTGCTTGATTCAGTCAATATTCTCATTGGGTACTTAGGAAAATAGCAAAATGAAGCAAATATTCATCCTTCGAGATAAAGCCGTTGTGGAATATGCTAGAGAATACCTCTCAGGCTTGCATCTTGATGCCCTACGCCCTTTAAAAGTAGTAATTGATACATTGACTAGGACAGGCGAACAAAATGCGAAATTTCACGCAATGTGTGGAGATATTGCAAAGAGTAAATTCAAGTGGATGGGCAAAGAGCGTACAGAAGCGCAATGGAAAGTTCTACTGGTATCAGGTCATGCTGTCGCAACAAAGGAAGGTAGTGAAGTTACCGTAGGATTGGAAGGCGAGTATATTAACTTACGTGAATCAACTGCGCTTATGAGTAAAACTAGAGGGTCAAGTCTTATCGAGTACACAATCGCATGGGCAACTGAAAATGGTATCAAACTCAATGATTAAGCCAATTAAGACTAAGCTATGTCGTGTATGTCGTGTAAAATATACACCTAACAGACCATTACAATCTGTATGTAGTCCAGCTTGTGCATACGAACACGCCAAGCAAGTACGATTTAAAGCTGAAAAGAAAGAAACTAAAGAAGCTAAGATTAAACTTAAAAGCAAAGCCGATTGGCTTCGTGAAGCGCAAATAGTATTTAATCAGTTTATACGGTTACGAGATAAAGACGAGCCATGTATCAGTTGCCAACGACATCATGCAGGGCAGTATCATTGTGGTCATTTTTTAACGGTGGGCGCACATCCCGAATTACGCTTCTCCGAATTAAACTGCTCAAAACAATGCGCTCCTTGCAACAATCACTTATCAGGCAACATTGTTAAATACAGAATGAACCTAATCAACAAAATAGGATTAGACCAAGTAGAATTATTGGAAAGCAGTAACATACCAGCCAAATACACGATTGATGATGCCAAAGCAATCAAAGCACTATACAAACTTAAAATCAAAGGACTAACTGCATAATGCCAGCACCATCCAAATTAAATGACAAGCAATGGTGGGATGTCGAAAAACGTATCTCAGAAGGCGAATCTATGAGAGCATTAGCCAAAGAATATAAAGTTACTGAAGGTGCAATTAGGCATAGAGTAAATACGCACCTCAAACCTATACTTGCTTTAGCTAAACAACTTGCCGATGCGGAACTTGCTAAAGAAGCATTGTCTATAATTACGCAGGTAAAGGTACGCAGTCTAGCTGACGAGTTAAAGAGCATATCAGTACACTTAACAGGTGCGGCTAGGCTAGGGGCTATGACCTCTCATAAGCTCGCTGAATTGGCTAACATCCAAGTGAATCTGATTGATGAAGAAAATCCAATGGCTTCTGAAGATGCTATGAAGTCAGTAAGCGCATTGAGCCGTATGTCCAATGATTCAAGTCAGATAGCCATTAGCTTAATCAACGCTAACAAAGACCAAATGAACAAACTCTCTAATCCCGATGAAAAGGAAGTGAAAAGCATTAATGACTTCTACGCAGAACATAGCAACGCTGAACCCAGCGTTAAAATCATTTTGGCTAACGCCAGCACGTAACCGTATTTTGTATGGTGGTAGGTCAAGCTCTAAGTCATGGGATGCCGCTGGCTTCGCTATTGCATTGGCGCAATCAGCTAGGGTACGGATATTATGCACTCGACAATTTCAGAACAAGATTGAGGAATCAGTCTATACATTGCTAAAGATTCAAATTGAACGCTTTGGCTTATCCCATAAGTTCGAGATATTGAATAACAAGATTATTTGCACCACAACAGGTAGCGAGTTCTTATTCTACGGTCTATGGCGTTCCATTGATGAAATAAAATCGATAGAGTCAGTTGATATACATTGGTCAGAAGAAGCTCATTTACTGAGTGAAGCCCAATGGGAGATACTTAATCCTACGATTCGTAAGGAAGGTTCTCAACATTGGATTATATTCAATCCACGCTTATCAAACGACTTCGTGTATCAAAAATTTGTAGTTAGTCCACCACCTGATACAATCATTCGAAAGATTAACTACAACGAGAATCCATTTCTAAGCAATACGATACTTAAAGTTATTGATGCGGCAAAGAATGATGATTACGAAAACTACCTTCACGTTTATGAAGGCGTACCTCGTGACGATGATGACCAAGCAGTTATTAAGCGTTCACACATCATGGCGGCGATTGATGGACACAAGGCATTAGGTATTGAGCCTACAGGCGCAGAACGCATAGGCTTCGATGTAGCAGACTCAGGCGAGGATTATTGTGCTATGGTGCAATCACATGGCTCATTAAACCTATGGTCAGAGCTATGGAAGGCTAAAGAAGATGAACTATTAAAATCATGTACTCGTGTATGGACTAAATCTCGTGATGAAAAGGCATTAGTCGTATATGATGCTATTGGTGTTGGTGCAATGGTAGGTTCTAAGATTAATGAATTAAATTCTACCAATGGACTAAAAGTAAATCATCAAAAGTTCTTTGCTGGTGGTACAGTAGCGAAACCTGATATACAATATGCTAGGTCAGGTATTAAAAACAAAGATTATTTTTCTAACATCAAAGCGCAAGCGTGGTGGTTAGTAGCGGACAGGTTTAGAAATACATACAATGCTGTTAGAAATGGTCATGCTTTCGATGATTCTGATATGATATTCATTGATGGTAATATGCCTAATCTAAATCAGATTATTGATGAATTGACTACACCAAAGCGTGATTATGATAATGCTGGCAGGGTAAAAGTTGAAAGCAAAAAAGATTTAGGTAAACGTGATGTGGCTTCTCCTAACTTGGCTGATGCTTTTATAATGGCTAATTTGCCTAGCGAAATGAAGAAAAGCTCATTCTTCGGATAAAGGATATGCAATGCTAAATTGGTTTCGTGGTATAAAATCTGAAGAAGTTAAGGTCGAGGAAACAAAACCTTCACCTCGTAAAAGTCTATTTAGCACTCATGCTGATGAAAACCTAGACACAATCAAAACTACTGTAGGCGATTTACTTGCCGATATACAAAGCAAACAACCTATATTCAATCCTGCAATCAATCCACGTATGGCGAATGTCGGCATGGATGATTCAAGCGATGGCTATCCTGAATTTAAAATGTATGATGCAGGTAATAATT